TGCAACGCTAAATCTAAAGCGGTGATGTAGGTTGCCAAATAGCTCTCGTGAGGGATGTTCGCTTGTTGCAATGTAATCTCGTTGCTTGCTCCTTCGGATTTGTCCGATGCTATCTTGATGAATCGATTGTCGAATGCGTTCGGCTTCATGAATGTCCCAGTTCGTGGGTCCCGTGGAAGCAACGATTCGGGAATATATTCTTTTGTTCGACCGCTTCGAAGAGCATCCATCCATTGAGACCACGATTCATCCAACGCATCGAATGTGTCCGTCTTTCTGTCAAAGATGGATTCGCCTCGACCTCGTTCAACATCAGATTCAAAAATGCTAAATGGAACGCATAGAATCAAATGCTTATCGAACGTGAAGTCGTTGATGTCTTGTGTATATTCTGTTGAATGAATATCCAATTCAGCATCACCACGATAGAGCTTGTTCGTTACATATCCAAAGCCATAATGTTCTTCGAGTGTATATGTTTGTCTATTCTCATCAAATCGAGTGGTGAAGACGACTTCATGCAATCGTCCACGCTTGTTTTTGATTTGGATTCGTTCGCCACTTACCCATTCAATGATTGGATATTGTGAGACAGTAGAATCAAATGAAATTCTGAATGCTCCATCGCCAATCACGAGAGCATCTTTCACAGCCTCTTTCAATTGTTTCTTGAAGTCGTTATCTTGTGCGATGTCCTCCCACAAATCTTCATGCTTGGAATCTTCAAATTCCAAATCGTTCATATCGTAGAGCACCGCATCTCTCAAGACCTTCACGATGATTCCCGGTAGTCCCGTGTGAATCTTTCTAATCTCTTGCCCCGGAGTTGAATGTGCACCCCAGAAGCTCAATCGTGTCGTTGATAGTTGAGAGTATAGTTGTTGCAACTCGTAGGACTTGCCACGATACCAAATTCGATTCTTAGCAGCATTGTCCTCGATTGTCATCTCTTCATTGATGACAATCGCACTCGGTTGAGCCTTCTCGATTCTCAAAAAGCTCCTCATTCCATTTCTAATCATATTCACCAGCCCCATTGTCTTATTTATCTCCTCTCTGTCCAATCATGTACTTGTATGGTAACCACGCATATTGATTCGCATTTATTGTGTGGTCGTTTTTGTCTTCGGGTGCTTCTTTCGTCTCCTGCCACGAATAAGCATTCATCTCTTTGATGTGCTCAACACAATCTTCAACGACCAAATAGAACCCACGAGCAATCCAACCAATTTGAAGGTTTATTCTGTCGATGATTTTCGTTTTCTTGTATGCGTTGTTGAATTCATATACGGATCCGAAATTTCGTTTGTATTTAATCATCTCAGTGATGGTCGCTTGGTCTGCCGAATCGATAAACGAATCACGACAGAAGCCCCATTCTTCGGAGTTACGGTCAAGGAATGCAATGAACATCTCAACTGTATCGGATGGAGCGATTGGCGTTTCTAAGTTCGCATTGTTGAAGACTTGCTCGTTCAATGTAATCAAATGCCCGTCATCCGTGATGCCTTGGAATATCATCGCAATCGTGTCTTCGCTTGTTCTTGAATAAGCTGTATCGAGCCCAGCTGAAAACATTACATAGTTGAACTTCTTCGCTTGAGCTTTCGTGATAACGTGCTTCTTACTGTCGAAGTTAGGGAAGACCAATCCTGTTGCTCGACCTCTAAGTCCTTGAATCTTGTTCTTGTACATCTTAGTCCCGAGAGGTACTGAATCGATTTTCTTTTGAATGTCCTTATCACTCAAAGACTTGTTATCTTTGAACGTGAAGAACCAATATCTCCATTTTGGATTGTGTCGCTCTTTCAAGTCAGCCATAATCTCTCGAGGAACATCCTTCTCGTACTTCTTGTAAGGACGAGAGCGATTGATGAATTCCTTGTAAACAGGTAAATCGGGATTGTCGGGATTGAGTGTAGCCATCAAATAATCATTACGTGCTGAGACCTCACGAACGAATTCGATGTTCGCTGTGTTGACCTCATCGATGTACACACATCCATATTGCCCACCAAGAGCGAGCTGCCATTTTTCTTTCGTATCGTATCCAAGAATGTAGATGATTTTGTCTTCGAATTTGATGTGAGGAATCTTGTAATCTTTATCACCATTCCCAAAATAAAAAGCATCCCGATGGATGTCGAGGATGCCATTGTCTTGATTGATTAAGTTCTTTTCAGCAACACCGACCGTCTTCGCTGCGATGATGTGGAACTTCTTCTTGCTCCTTGAGACCATACGCATGAACTTTACTCCAAGCCCCACCGTTGTCTTTCCTGCGGCTGTCGTGCCTTCAAGGAAGTCCGCATCCACATTGTCTACTGTGTTGCAAAAATCTATGTACTTTTGAGAGAGTGGGAAGCTATTCATCGAGCCCACTTCCTCCAAGTTGTTGCACTATATCATCGAACTTCGGTTTCGATTCAATCTGTGCGTTGATGTCCACACGATCCGTGAACGTTCCATATCGCTTGCCTAGAAGCTCCGCCGCTCGTGTTCTCGATTGTACGTTCGGGACCGCTTGGATGACCTTTTGAGTTCCTTCACCATCAAGAACCAAAAGAGGCTCGGTCTTCTCGCCACGCATCACGCTTGTCAAATATTGAAGGACTTCTTCCTGTGTTGCAATCTTCTCAGATTCGAGTTTTGCAAGTCGAACATCTATATAGTTTTTTATTCCTACATTTTCCAACAATTTATGACTTTGAGATTTTGCATATTTTTCAGAATAACCAGCTTCCACCGCCGATTTATAAAGATTCCCTGTGATGATGTACTCATCCGCAAATCGTTGTTGTTTCAATGTCATTTTCGTCACTTTCCATCACCTCATTTCTATATTTAAACGATAACAAAAAAACATCGGGAGTGGAGGACCCGATGTAAAAATAAATGTAGGAGTTTTCACATTATGACAAGATGATACCGTTTCTTACACCTTTTCACAATATCAATATATCACTTTAAAAGTGGGACAACAATGCTTTTTCGTCCCTTTCTAAACTTCTCCTAATTTTCCGAGCAATATGTTGCAGGCTCTATCGCATGCACGCATAATCACATTCTTATTCGTGAAGTGTTTCTTCGCAAGCGAGCGATAATCGTATACATCATCGAAATAGTACTCTGTGACATATTCTCTTTGTTTTTCGTCAAGCTCTTCGAGAGTCTCTTCCACACATCGCTTCCAAAAGAGACGGTTTTGAATGTATTTGTCACTTTCAAATCGAATGAGCTCGTTTTCCGCTGCTTTCGAATTCGTTCCCTTCGCACGGATCCACGCATTCACATCTTCTTCCTTATGACATAACATATCAAATTTTCTCGATGTGATTTCTTTGTCATAATATGGATACTCTCTGAATCGAATCTCAGCGATTTTCTTATCTTTCATTCCTCCATTTCAAGAATTTGATTGAAGATGCTCTTCACTAGACTAATCGGGATGTTTGAGCGATTGTTGTATCCATTCATTAGTTTGAAATTGATGTCACTTGGTTTGTTCCCTGTTTTCAATTTGAGCTCCACATTTGATTTGAATCTTGTTGGTTTTTGGATTGGATAACTATCGTATTGATTGTAATGAGCCAAATTGTCATACGGGATTTTGAATCCAAGCACTCTGTCGATATAGTCCCATATCTTCGAGCCTGCTGGGTTCTCAATGACATAATATTTCGGATTGTATCCTTTAATGATTTGAATCAAATTATGAGTACACAATTCACCATTGATTCGTTTGACGATTTGTCTTTCTGGTTTGAATTGATATCGCTCGTAGTCATTGAAGTCTCTGATTGTGAATGGGCTTAGTGGGATTTGTGGTTCGAATAAGCAATCGTCAGCTCTTTCTTGTTTCCAACAAGCATTCCCTCTATCCATTGAAGATGCAATCGACCAAGACTCACAAGGAGGGCTTGCAATGATGAGATCTGGATGAGGGAGTTTGTCAAGAGTCTCATAGAGCTTGTTGTCTCCAAAGAGGTACGAATAATCAGCGAGATTCAAGTGAATGAAGTGATTGTTCTTGTTTTCGATATCCAATCCCACAGAATAGATTGTCATCTTCTGCCCCCCTCATTTAGTTCTCGAACTCCTTGAGCGTAGCAGCCATTGCCACTATCAAACAATGCCCATATAATCATTCAATCAACCTTTCTAATCTATCAACTTGGAATCCCATCCAAGTCTTGTTCGGGTCCTCGAATTCGTCATCAATCACCACCACAGGGAGCGATGTGAATCCATAATGTTTCAAGAGTTCGAATGCTCCTGGATTCGCTTCGATGTCCACATTCTCAAACTCAATCTTGTTTTGATTCAACCACATCTTTGTCATCTCGCATTGCATACATCTAGGCTTTGAGTAGACTGTTAACATCGAAACCCTCCTTTTCTGAGAAGGACATTCCTGCAATATGATTCGAGAAGAACATCGCATTTTTCTTCTTGTGATTTGATACGCTCACATAATTGAATGTGATAATGTTGATGTAATTGTAATCACGTTTTAATTCTGTTACATCTTCAAATTTAAGAGTGTTTCCATTTTTTAAAAAGATAACTAGTTCCATTTTATTCCTCCTCACAATCCACGAATAGAGCTTTGATTTCATCGCCAAAAAGTTCGATGGCTTTTTCCGCATCTTTTAGATTTTTG